GTATTGAAAAAGCTATGGGATGGACAAGAAAGAAAGCTATTCTTGTTGCACGTACTGAAGGCGGTCGTGTTCGTTCACAAGCTGATTTAGCTGTTGAAGAACAAGCAAGTAAAACAGCAAGGTTAACAAAGATATGGATGTCTTCACTTGATACCAGAGTTCGTAAGTCTCATAGAAAGTTAGATGGCCAGAAAGCAGATAAAGACGGCTATTATCATTATGGTAAATGGAAATCGAAAGCGCCTAGGTTATGGGGCGTTGCATCGATGGATATTCAGTGTAGGTGCCATACGATTTACATGGTTAATGGCAAACTTCCAGAGTATAGACGAGGCAGAGACTACATGGATGATACGTACCAAAAGAAATTGGCTGCTCGTATTGATGCTTATATGTCTGATCAAGGACTAACTTATAGGCAAGCTTTTAACAAAGCGTATAAGCAGGTAAAACCGCCAAGTGTTACAGTGCCATTTGTGAGCTATGAAGAGTGGAAGAAAAAATTCAGTGGTGAGGGGTAGTAATACGGGATATACACGATTATCTGTTGCATCTTTCAAGGCTGTTCTTGCGATTACAAGTGATAATGGTGTATTATAGCTTTCAAGTTGTAAACAAAAAGGACGGATGTAATGAAATATAATAAGACAATTATGCTAAAGCTTATAAATGAACATCGAGCATTGCATGATGAATTAAAAAAGCTAAAATCTGAAATGGGTTTAGAGAAAAATTTCGCAGTAAAGGCTTTGTATCATTCATATGTTGCAGAGGATGGTCCCTATATGAAAGAATACCAAGATTTAGAGCGATTATAATAAGACGTTGTGCCACTTAAGAGCTTGTTTTGGGCAATCTTTTTTTCAAAATATGCTCTTTATTTGATCTTCTATCAAGCCTAATATCTGTAATCTCATCAAACCTAACTTTATTATAAATCTACACAAGTCATTCATTTTGAGTGGCTTTTTCTTTTGTCTTTTTTCTCGCAGACGCTATAAAGAACGAGAAAAATATACTTTCGAACAGTTTAGGGATTCAATTGAATAACTAAATTGGGCAAGGAGGAAAACATGAATCAAAATCCATTCTATCTTAGAACTTTAATACCTTTAGATATTCAAATGCTTGCAGGAGAAGGAGATTCTAATCCAGAGCCAACGCCTGAACCTACTCCGGAGCCAGCACGAGGAGGAAACGGTCAAGGGATTACGTTGTCACTTGAATCGGTTCAATCATTTTTAAACGACAATGATGAGGGGAAGAAATGGCTTCAATCATTTGCTGATACTCGAGTAACCGATGCTATTAAAACCTATGAAACTAAAACACTTCCAAAAAAATTAGAGGATGAGATTGCTAAACGCTATCCACCTGAATCGGAGGAAGCGAAACAGTTACGTGAGCTAAAAGCACAATTTGAGCAGTCTCAAAAAGAAGCCGCGCGTGAAAAGTTATTTAATCAAGCACTGTCTACTGCTACTGAAAAGAGCCTTCCAGCAAAATTAGTAGAGTTCTTTGTAGGTGAGGATGCAGAAAAGACAACTGCTAATCTAGGTATTCTTGAAGCAGAATTTAATGCTGCTGTACAAGCAGAAGTAGACAAACGCTTTAAAGATGGCGGAACACCACCACCACATAAAGGCGGTAATCCTACGACATTGACAAAAGAAGCTGTTATGAAAATGACACCTGATGAGATCAATGCTAACTGGGATGAAATCGTTAAAAATAAATTACTATAACCGATCATCGGTAAGGAGGAAATTACAACATGGCAATTACAAATTTTATTCCAACAATCTGGTCAGCTCGACTACTACACAACTTACAAAAATCTTTAGTGTTTGGACAAGCAGGGGTAATCAATCGAGATTATGAAGGTGAAATCAAAGCTTACGGTGATACTGTGAAAATTAATGGTATTGGTGCTGTAACTATTGGTGATTATACGAAGAACTCGAATATGGGTGACCCAGAAGAGTTAACAGATCATACGCGTTCTCTACAAATTACTGAATCAAAATACTTCAACTTCCAGATTGATGATATTGATAAAATTCAACAAAACCCAAAATTAATGGATGCTGCAATGGCTGAGGCTGCTTATGCACTTTCGAATGTTGCTGATCAATTTATTGCTTCACATTATGTACATGCTACAGCTACAAATACTATTGGTACAGATGCAGCACCTATTGATGTAACAAAGGATAATGCTTATGAATACCTAGTAGACCTTTCAACTAAACTTGATGAATCAAATGTACCAACACAAGGTCGTTTTGCTGTTCTGCCACCTTGGTACGAAGGCTTATTATTAAAAGATGATCGCTTTGTAGGTTCGGGTGCTCTACCAGCTGATGAGCGTTTATTAAATGGCGTTGTAGGTCGTGCAGCAGGATTCTTATTAATGAAATCTAATAATGCACCTTCTGTTGCTGCAGATAATGGGGTGGTTGCAAACTCAAAAATTATCGCAGGACACAATATGGCGTGGACTTACGCTGAGCAAGCAGCTCAAGTTGAAGGATACCGCCCTGAAAAACGTTTCGCAGATGCTGTGAAAGGTCTACATTTATACGGTGCCAAAGTAACGCGTCCTGAAGCTCTAGCAGTGTTATCAGCTAAACGTCCACAATAAGGAGGGGTAATTCGTGTTAGTGAAAAACTTAAAGACAGATATTACATGGGCGGTCACTGAAGAACACGGTGCCCGTCTTTTACGTACTGATGAATTTGAAGAAGTAGAAGCACCAAAGCCAAAACGTGCGCCTGCCAAGAAATCTGAATCAGACGAATCAGAAAAGTAGGTGGTCTTATGTGGGAACCAACACAGGAAGAAGTAGATCAACTAAAGAAAATGAATAACGTAACAGGGGCTAAGCATGATGGATTTTATCGTGCAATAGCTCCTATTTTATTTGATGTTGCTAAAGACCATTGTAATCGTACATGGGAACCGTCAGAAATGCCACAGGGAGTTAGGTTGTTCATTGCTAAAGCCATACAGTTCAATATGCAAACAACGGGTCTGAAAGGGCGTGTAATGGGGACTGTATCGTATTCCTATGATACTGAATTTCCGAAAGCCATCTGGACTTATTTACGGCCATACAAGAAGGTGAAGTTCCATGCTTTACGATGAATTTCCTCATGAGGTTGAAGTGGTGGAGAAAAAGCGTATATCTGATGGTGCTGGTGGCTTTAAAACAGATTGGCATACAGTTGATACCATAGAGGTATTCATTGATACTCCAACATCAAAAGAAAAATTACTAGCCCATCAAGTACAGAATCCACTTGATCGTTATATGTATTATCAATATTGTACTGATTTTAAGTCTGATATGCGACTGAAATATGAAGGTGAAATTTATGCTTTCGCTGGTCGTCCTGAAGATCAAGGCGGCCAACACGAAATCATGAGAGTAGCATTAAAGTTGGTGACAGAATAATGGCTAGGATTACTTTTAGTGGACACCAGTTATTACGAGCTGCATCAAAATTTGAGAGAACATTGTTGAATAAAATATCAGATATTGTTTACGAAACAGCAAGGCTCATACAGACTGAAGCGAAAGCTCTAGCGCCTGTTGATGATGGCAGTTTAAGCGCCTCTATTGAAATGAAAATGCTTGGCAAATACAATGCGGTAGTTACAGTTGGCGCGCATTATGCTATCTATGTAGAGCATGGCACAGGCATTTACGCTGAGAACGGAAACGGTCGTAGGACACCTTGGACGTATTTCAGTACGAAACTTGGTCGATATGTAACTACTGAGGGTATGAGAGCCCAACCATTTTGGGGTCCTGCTGTAGAGTCGGGCAAACGTTACTTTGAGACAGAAATGCGGAGGTTGGGACTATGAGTTATTTTATGCTTCCGTTTTTGGAAATACAGACAGCAATTTATCAGAAATTAAAAGCAAGCCCACATTTACAGACACTAGGCGTAGAAGTATACGATACTCCTGATGAAAATACACCCTATCCATACGTAACGATTGGAGAGCCTTACAGTAATCCACTCGATACAAAGACAAGCAATAGAGAGCAAGTTACTTTCACAATACATGCTTGGCGAAAAGACAATGATGAATCAACAGGTAAACGCATCCTCTATGAGATTCTAAGTGCCTGCCAACAGGCTTTAATAACTCGTAGGTACTCTATTAATTGCCTAACAGTATTAGATGTTACTAGGGATGGTGCCCAAGTTTTCAATGATGTAGAAGTAGGGCTTAAACATGGCGTGCTTACTGTGCGCTACAAAGTACAAATAAATTAGGAGTGATACAATGGCACGTTTAAACGGTAAAGATAGTTTATTACTCGTTCAACCTTCTGATAACGCATTAGGCGCAGAGGGTTTTTTAATTGGAGATCAAACCGAACATACACATTCTTATGAGCGTGAATTAACTGATGAACAAACAAAATTTGGCCGTATTTTAGGACCAGGACAGTTATCTGAATCCCTAGATGTAACTTTTTACGGAAATACTGATGATCCTGGTCAAGCTGCAGTATTAGAGGCCATTCAAAAAGGTACTCAATTAAAGGTGTGGGAAGTTGAAAAACACCTAAATAAAAATGGTAAGCATAATTCATTATTTGCTTACACGTATGTTGAATCACTTGAGAAATCAGCGCCTACTGATGGATTTATAGAAATATCAGCTACTTTACAAGTGTTGAATACCTCCAAAAAAGGTGAAATGAATCCTCTACCTGATGATGTGCTTAACTTTGGTGATTACGAATACGAAAACCCAGGTGAGAAAACAGGTGAGTTTAATGGTGAGGAAACAGATCCTACTCCACAAACACCTGTGGCAGTAACTGGTCTATCAGTGAATCCGACAACATTGACAGTCGGCGTAGGTGATACAGAAAATATTGTCACTAATGTAGTACCAGTGAACGCGACAAATAAATCAGTGACATTTACATCGAGCGATGAAGCAATTGCTACTGTGAATGCGCAAGGTGTTGTAACAGGCGTTGCAGATGGTTCAACTACAATTACAGCAACAACAGTCGATGGTGGATTTACGGCAACAACAGCAGTGACAGTAACTGTATAAACGAACGAGAGAGGGCTAATTAGCTCTCTTTTTTTATTGAAAACAAACAGAAAAGGATGATTATAAATGGCTCAACTATTAATTGGTGAAAACACTCTTACAGCGAAGTTTACTTTTGCTTTTAAAAATAAGGCAGATAAAGAATTTAATGATGTAGATGCTCACGGTAACCGACCAGGTGGATTTAATCAGATCTATCAAGGCTTACTGCAATTTGATTTAGATGCTTTACGTGCATTTTGGATGTGTGGACTGGCTCATTTATCTAAACAGCCAAGCCGCGCTGAAATTGAAGCAGCGTTAGAGAAACGAATCGAAGAAGATGGCGATGTAGAACCATTATTCAAAGAAGCATTTTGCGAAATAGATGAATCGGGTTTTTTCAAAAAAGCTGTCAAGACATACTGGGAGAACTTAGAGCTGTTCGACAAGATTGCATCCGAGGAAGAAAAAGAACAAGCAGCAATGGGAATCGAAATGCTGAAAGCAGCGAGAGCCGAATTATTAGGGAACAAACAGATCGAGTTAGTGAAATCCGACAAATCTATCGAGATGCAGCAAGATATTTAAAGGTTTATGATCCAGAGTTAATTCTTTCTTGGCGACCAAGTGAGTTCCAAGCGTTTTTAGAGGGCGCCAATGAAGCTCGTATTGACCATTATCAAACATTAGCTGATGCAGCCATGTTTAATCGAGTAGCAACTAATAAACCACGTATAAACCCTAAACGTGACTTATTTGACGCTGATAAGTTAAGACAAACATCACAACAAAAAGAAATAAGTCCAGAGATTAAGAAACGCCAACATGCAAAAGCAATGGCAGCATTGAAAAATTGGAAGCCATAGAAAGGAGAACGCTATGAACGGAAACTTTACAGCCAGAATTGGAGCCAGAATTACAGAGTTTATGGGCCGAATGCGTCAAGTTCGTGAGACAATTCGTTCCACAGCAAACGATGTACGTGTAGATATTGGTGCAGACGTTAGCCAATTTAATCGACGTATGGCTGAAATTCGAGCTCGTATAGCAGCACTTACTCGCGACCGAGTTGTCGTCAAAATCGAGGCACGGATAGAGAACTTCCAAAGAAAAATACAACGTATTGCTACAGACATTCGTGCCTTTGGTGAATTAATGCAACACACCCTAACTGGCTCATTGATTGCCGTTCTGCCGATGATTGCTCCACTAATAGCTAACATTGGGGTAGCTATCGCTAATCTTGGTCCAATGATCGGTACTTTAGCTGGTTCCACTTTTGCTTTAGTAGGAGCGTTCACAAGTGCTGGTGTAGCAGCTGGAGCCTTTGCGGCAGTTGCAATCCCGACTATCAAAAAGTTATTTGACGAAAACGCACAGTTAAATGCAGCTCAAAAGAATGCCAAAGCTTCTTTTGACAACATGAAATCAACCTATCAGGGCCTTGTAAAAGAAACTGAAAAGCCAGTGCTAAATGCTTTTACAAGTGCAATGCAGGCTACAAATACATTACTTACAAAGTTAAGGCCATTGTTTATATCCAGTGCTCAAG